TGCTTCTATCTCCATCTGTCGGAGCAGGACCAGATGGTGGAGGAACTGGATCTTTGGTCTCCGTGTTTTTTTCGCTTTCAATTAAAGTCCTTCTATCATCAGGTAAAATAGCTGGATCATTTCTTACTCTATCTGCTACTGTCTTATCAACGTCTTTTTTAATGGCAGATCCAGTTGTATTAAGATCTTTTTGTAAACTAGCACCAGCAACACCTGCCATGGTGGGAAACTGAGGGTCTGAAAATGAATATGATGCTCCACCATCAGTAGAGACTGCAGCAGGTTGATATGTTCCGTTCTTTTCAATATAGAGAACTCTCTTAGATCCAGTTACTGCTCCGCTACTATTTTTTACTGGATATACAAC